GCGTCGAGGAGCAGACCTCCGGCGATCTCGTCTGGTACTACAAGAACGTCCCGTTCGACTACGGCATGGCGCTGCACTGGAAGGCGCTCCCGTCCACCGACAATCCCTATTGGGGCACGTCGCCGCTGTCCGCGTGCTCCACGACGCTGCAGGCGCTCGCAGACCTCGAGGCCGTGTTCAAGGCCTCGGCGCCGACCGGCCTGATCGGGAAGGTCGCCTTCAGCCACCCGGGGGCCCTGCAGCCGGCCGTCCGCGACGCCATGCGCACCGCGTTCATGACGCAGCACGGCACCGCAAGCACGGCCGCGACCCCGATCTTCGTCGGCGAGGGAATGACCGTCGCGCAGCTCGCGCAGCAGATGGCGAAGGACATGGGCGCCGCAAGGGCAGCCGGCGTCAAGGAGGTCGCGGCCCTGTTCGGCGTCCCGGCCGCCATGCTCGACATGAGCGACGCCCGGACGCAGCCGGAGATCGCGCAGCTCTACGCGAACAGCCTCGCCGCATGGAGCATCACGTGGACCGCCGAGCTCTCGTCGAAGCTCGCGGCCCCGGGAACCACGGTTGCGTTCGACTTCAGCCCGATCACCCAGGGCGATTTCCGCACCGCGGGGAGGGCGTACGCCCAGCTGCTGCAGGTCGGCGCCCTCGCCCCGAACGACGTCCGCCGCCGGCTTGGCTTCGCGCCGTGGCCGGGGCTGGACGAGCCGAAGCCGGTCATCAGCGGCGTGACGCCGCAGCAGGACGGCGTCTCCGAGGAGCAGCCTGATGCGTGAGATCCGTGCGCAGATCACCGAGGCGACCGAGGGCAAGGTCCGCGGCTACGCGGCCGTCTTCAACACGTGGAGCCTTCCAATCACCGAGCGCGGCCGCACGTTCCGCGAGCGGTTCGCGCCCGGCGCGCTGAAGCCCGAGGGAAACGTCAGCCTGTGGTGGATGCACGACCACAAGGATCCGCTTGCCAACACGCGCAGCGGCACGCTCGCCATCTCGGAGGACGAGAAGGGGATCGCCTTCGAGGCGGACCTCGGCGACGGCCAGAGGGCCGCGGAGATCCGCGACCTCGTCAAGCGCGGGGTGGTGAGCCAGATGAGCATTGGCTTCGTCGTCGAAGCCGACACCTGGGAGGGTGCGTCCTCCCGAACGGTCACCCGTGCGCGACTGCACGAGGTGAGCCTTGTCGAGAACGCCGCATACGGGGCCGCGACCTTCGCGGAGGTCCGCGGCAAGAAGGAGCCTGCAATGGGACTTAAGGAGAACCGGGCGCGCGTTGCCGAGCTTCGCGCCGAGTACGAGGGTGCGTCGGAGGATCGCCAGCTCGAGATCCTCACCCAGATCGAGGAGACCGAAGCCGCCATCCGCGCCGCTAAGGACTCCTTCGAGACGTCCGTCAAGGCGACGGTGAAGAACAACAACCCGCAGTCGGGTAGCGTGCGCATCTCCGCGCCGCCGCGCGACGAGGTCCGCGAGTGGTTCCGCGGCGGCTGGCGCGAGCAGCGCACCATCGGCCTCGCCATCACCGGCGGCACGGCCAACATGGGCGCCAACGCCGTCGTGCCGCAGCTTTCCGGGGAGTTCGTCAAGGCGCTCGACCAGGAGTCGGTCATGCGCCAGCTCTGCACGGTCGAGACCCGCGGCGTCGACACCGACGTCTCGGTCATCAACGCCCGCATGACGGCCTCGCTCATCGGCGAAGGCGCCGCCTACAGCGACCAGGACTTCACCACCACGAAGGTGCAGTTCACCTCGTACAAGTCGGGCGTGAAGACCGACGTGACCGAGGAGGCGCTCGAGGACACCGTCTGGGACGTCGCGACCAACGTCGTCCAGGAGCACGCCCGCGCCCACAGCCGACTGTGGGAGGGCTACTTCGCGACGGGCACGGGCTCGAGCCAGCCGCGCGGCGTGTTCCACTCGGGAACGGGCTACAACGGCGACGTGACCTACACGGCCGGCGCTGCGCCGACCATCGACAAGGTGATCGACCTGTTCTACAAGCTCAACCCGGCGTACCTCCCGGGCGCGTCCTGGCTGATGAACCAGGCGCTCTGGGGAGTCATCGTGAAGAGCGGCGTGGCGAGCAACAAGCTCATCATGAACGGCGAGAACGGCAACATCCTCAAGGACGGCGCCGTGGCGCTGTTCATGGGCAAGCCGGTCTACGTGTCGGAGTTCGCTCCGACCGCCTACACGGCGACCACCCGGAGCGTGCTGTTCGGCGACTTCAAGCGCGGTTACCGCATCATCGACCGCACCACCATCAACTTCACGGTGGACGACGTCTCCCAGCGCAGCTCGGGCATCATCCGGTACTCGAGCCGGATGCGCTGCGACGCCAAGCCGGTGGACACCAGCGCCATCGTCGCGCTGCGGTCGGCCTGATCCGTTTCCATCACGTGCCACGGGGCAGGGGCTTCGGCCCTTGCCCCGTGGTTGCGGGGACAAAGCATGGCGACGATTCCGACAACAGCGGAGTGCAAGGCGTGGCTGAAGATCAGCCACTCGGGCGACGACGCAATCATCGCGCAGATGATCAGCGCGGCATGGGACGAGTACACGACGGCTACCGGGCGCCTTCAGAATGACCTAAAGGACTCGGAGAAGGTCTACCTGATGGAGCGCGTCGGGCAGCTCTTCGGCTATCGCGGAGACGACTCCGTCGCCCCAAGTACGTGGTTTACCGATGCCCTTCGTCGGCAATTCAACCCAAACAGCGTGGGGTAGCAGGTGGCAGGCGCCGGATATAGACGCGACCAGTTCGACTACCAGGCGCCGACCGTGACGGCCAACACGGCGGGCCAGCAATCCACGTCCTGGACGACGGTCGCAACCATTGCCGGAGTGCTCACGCCGACGCAGCGCGAGGTAATGGACGACATGGGCGTCGCGATTCGCACAGACGTCGTAATTGAGGCGTCTTGGCACCCGTCGGTGAACGCCGGTGGGCGCCTGGTCGATGCCACCGATGGACGCATCTACCAGATTACTGGTGCAATCGACCCTGACGGCGGCCGCAGGCGACGGCTGCGGATCACGGCGACGCACGTTGACAGCGCCAACGGCATTGGAGCACCGGAGCCAGCATGATCAAGGCGGCGCTGAACTCCGTGCTGGTCCGCTCGCGCCTGCTCGCAATGAACGAGCAGGCCAGATACCGTGCGTACAACGTCTCGATGCGGCGAGCCGCTGCCCCGGTCGTCCGGGAGCTGCAGCGGTCCTGGGGAAACGCTCGCCGGAACAGCGGAATCGTCACGGGGGAAATCGGCGACGGCCAGCAAACAAAGCTCACGATCCGTCGACGAGGCAGGGCCGCCGGTTTCGCCCGGCTTGAGATCGGGGCCAACTACCGCCTCGGCGGGCTGGTCAAGCTCTGGCACATTCTGGAACATGGGGCTAGGCACTACGGGCGCTCGGCCGCGTACCAGACGATGGGCGCCGAAGCCAACCGGCTCAAGCGCCAACGGTCCCTGTTCTTCGGCGAACAAGCTAAAGCAGCCGGCGGCATTCCCAAGGGCAAGGATGCCCGCAAAGCGTTCTATCGCGGCGTCCGCGCGGCCTGGAACGCAAGGAAGCCCGAGGCGGACGCAATCGTCGCCAAGGCCAATCAAGCGCGTCTGCGCCGTCGGGATGAGGCGCGTGCCGGCGGAAGCCGGCGGATGCCCGGTTTCAAGGTATCGACCAAAATCGCCATGCGCCGCGTTGACGATGTAGCCAGGCGCGCTCGGGAATACCTGCTTGCCGAGGTAACGAAACCCCTGCGCCGGAGGGCTGCCTGATGCCGACCGGGACGCTGCTTGAGGCCCTTTACGCGAAGCTCGACGCAGGGCTGGCGGTGCCTGTCAGTTCGGAGCTGCGCCGGCAAGGCGACGCGACGCCGGCCGTCGTCTACGAGGTCACGGGCATGACCGTGTTTCTTGACAGCGCCGGGATCAACCTGGACAGCGGCCAGCTGCGGGTGCGAATGGACTGCGTTGCTGACAGCGCGGTGCTCGCATGGACCACGGCGCAGGCCGCCCTAAACGCCATTGACGGCACGTGGACGCAATCGGGCTGGAAGTTCCAGCTCACGGCGGCGGAGCTAGCGCAGTCGCGCGCCGCACCGGACGACGGGCAGGCAGATGCGGAGCGCATCTGCACGCTCAACGCGGAGTTCCAGTACATGGAGGGCACGTAATGCCATCGAGAGTCGTAGGTTGGGGTGGGACGCTGACGTTCGGCGGAACCGCCATTCCCGTCCGCAACGTGACGATCACCCGCCAGACGCAGGAGATCGACGTCACCGCCCACGGCGATACCTCCGTGAAGAGTGGGCCAGGGAGGGTCAAGCGCGGTGGCACGTTCGAGGCGTACGTCGGCACTGGTCACGCCAACGTGGTGACCGCAATCGAGACCCCGACCTGGGCGGGCCTCCCGACCCTCTCATTCAACGACGCTGGCGGTAACACCCATTCGATGGAGGTGATCGTCACCAGCGCCGAGTTCAGCTACGCGGCCGAGGACGCAGCCGTCTACACGGTCACCTTCGTCGAGGGGCTCGAGGTCACGTGAGCACCAACCAGCCATCCTGGCGCCCCGTGGACCTCGACGGTGTCGGAGCCGTCGAGGTCCGCGAGGTTCGCGTCCGAGACACCGTCGGAATCGACCTTGCAGACCCGGGCTGGATACACGTGCTCGTACGACACGCAGACGGTACGCCGTTCACCAGGGACGAGGTCCTTGACCTCCCGCTCGCGGCCGGCAACGCCCTCGCGCAAGAGGTACTGCAGACACACCCTACTCGGCGGCCGAGCGCCGCCTCTGGAGGCTGATGCCGAGCATGGACGCGCCGCTTGGACTTGCACAAGAGCTTACGACCATGGAGCGGGTCGAATACCTGCTCACGGTGGTCGCGTGCTCATTGACCGGGAGGCCTCCGCACGTTCTGCTTCCCTGGCGCGCGGCAGGCATTGCGTCGTTCCGCGAGGCGGTGCACCGTGGCTAGCGCGAACATGAAGGCGGTAATCACGCTGACCGCAGACGCCAGAGGCGTCACGGCTGGAGTGAACTCCGCGCTCGCGCAGCTCAACAAGCTGCAGAACGCAGCAATGGAGATTCGCGGCATACTCGTGGCTGGCGTGGTTGGAAACCTTGTCCGCAACGCTGCGCAGGCCGCCATGGGCGAGTTTTCCCGCCTCAAGGACCTCGGCAGCGAGTTCAGCCCGCAAGGTATGCAAGCCGCCCAGGAACTTGCTTCGGCGCAGTTTGCCTCCGACGTGAAGCTCGGACAGGCATTCGGTGAGTTTGCCGAACAGGTTGACCGAATCAAGATGGCCGAGCTGCGCGAGCTCACCGACTACCTGGTTCAGAACAAGGACGCAATCGGCGAAGCCATGGTCAATATTGCCATTTTCGGTGCAGCCATTGCGGACCTGACCGCGCAGCTCGTGGTCGGTACCGCGAAACTCATCAATCGAGCGGCATCGGAGCCAGGGCTGCTTCTGGCGGAAAGCGCGGCCAGGGGAGCGCTGATGATGGCTTCCCCCGG